TGAACAAGAAATCATAGTCGCAGTCAGCAACGGCATTGACGTTCTTAACGAGCATATTGCCATCTGAATCAGCTTCAACAAGCACGTTATCTGCAACGGGTGCGGTTGTCGGAGTTTTAGAAAGGGTCAGCGCCCAAACATCTTTACTATTAGCAGTAGTTTTGGCAACGGCGGTTACGGTAAGGGCTTCACCTTCGCCACCAATCTTTTCAGGAGCAATGGTAAGCACGTCACCAACGAAGGGAACGTGGCGATAGCCATTGCGTTCAACATTCACAGTCTTACCCGAAGCAGAAACAACCTTAAATGTTTTCAGGATGTAAAGCACGGGATTCTCGGTGTTTTCATCATATTTCATGTAGAGCAAGTCGCCTGCAAAAAGCTTGGCAGCACCCTTGAAGGGGTTAGCAACACGCCCACCAAAGGGAAAGTATTCGAGGTTATCACGAATACCATCTTCGCGTACAAAGACGTGTTTAGCACCGCCAATCTTGCCGGACTGTTGCAGAAGGGTTCTACCCATGAATACACCAGCAGCTTCTTTTACAACTTGTGCCATTTATTTACAAATTAAAAGTGGTTAATTTTATTTTGCTCGTTGCGCTGTTTAGCCATTTCAGAGGCTTGTTTAAGTGCGTCGAGTGTTTCACTCTGCGATTGTGGATTCAATGGGGTTGCGCCACCGCCTTGTGATGCTTTACCCTTGTTATAGAGTTTAAGGTAAGAATCGGCTTTAGCGTCAACATCCACATCTTCGCTAATTGAAACTTCGCCAAGAAAAGAGGTAATCCATTCCTCGTCTTTTACGCCCTTATCTTTAAGTTTTGCTATCAACTCGTTCTTTTTCTCGGTAAGAGACTTTGCCTTATCGGCTGCGGCTTGCTTCTCTTCAAGCTCCTTAACCTTAGCTATCAAAGCAGCAAGTTCAGAATTTTGCGGAGTAGGAGTAGCCGGTGTAGTGCCTTCGGGTTCAGTCTTGTGAGTCGTAGAAGGGTCGGGATGGTCTTCATTCCATTTTTTAACAAACTCTGATTGGTCGTTTTGAGCACCACCATTGGCTGTCTTAAAGAACGGCTCAACTTGGCTTACGAAATCGTCCAATTCAGTTTCGTCTGTCACCAACATTTTCATTAGTGTTTCTAATTGTTCGCTGATGGTTCTATCTGACAAGAAACAGGTTTTTCCTCCTTTTGTCAGAGTGCTACGAATTTTTTTCGCTGCGTCTGTTTGGGTAAATTTCATTTGAGTGAATTTATTTTTAATCGCTACAAATATAAATTAATGGTTTTTGATAATTGCAATAGAAAATCGCTAAAAGTTGCCACTATGGTAAAATTTGATAATAGGGGATTATATTATAAAATCGGTAATAGTTATATTTGCGATAGAAAAATGGGATAGAGCAGAAGTAGCTAACTGCTCGACAAGAAAGTTCTTTTTCGGCATATCTCTTTCTTCCCTTTTTCTTTTTTAGATATGCCGTGATTAACTAATGAAGCATTATGCCGAAGAAAAAGACCACAGAAGAATTTATAGCTGAAGCTCAAGAAGTTCATGGTGATTTTTACGATTACTCAAAAGTTGAGTATGTAAACAATAATACTAAAATCACCATCGGTTGTCCCGTTCACGGAGATTACCGAACTCTTCCACGTATCCATCTAAAAAAATGCGGTTGCCCTAAATGTGCAGGAGTGAGAAGCGATACAGAAAACTTTATTAAAAAAGCTAATCAAGCTCACAATAATAAATACGATTACTCCAAGGCGGTATACATTAAGTCAAATCAGCCCGTTATAGTTGTTTGCCCTATTCATGGCGAGTTTCAGGTAACGCCCTCAAATCATCAAAATGGCGTTGGTTGCCCCCAATGTTCAAAAGAGAATCGCTCTCTTATGATGCGTCACGACGTATTAGGCTTTGGAATAAACGACTATGATGGCGTTGTATCTGATAATTCTCGCGTGTTTGCCATATATGATAATTGGGTACAAATGATTCGTCGTTGCTATTCAGAAGAATCACTTACGGAAAAACCCTCTTATAGAGGTTGCTCTGTTTGTGATGAGTGGCGTTCGTTTACGGCGTATCTTAATTGGGCTAACGACCCTAAGAATGGTTATCGCGAAGGCTATGCTATGGATAAAGATATTATCAAGCATGGTAATCGTGTTTACTCTCCCGATGCTTGCGTATTCGCTCCTGATAAAATCAATACGATATTCACAAAATCCAACGCAAGTCGTGGCGATACTCCCATAGGCGTTTCACGTGCAAAGAATAAATTTAAGGCTTCGGTAACAAAGAATGGAGTAAACGTTTATTTAGGGCATTTTAATACTGCTCACGAAGCGTTCTTAGCTTATAAACAAGCTAAAGAGGCATATATAAAAGAGGTAGCCAACGAGTATTGGAGTCGCGGAGAAATCTGCGAGAAACTTTACAACGCTCTCCTTAATTACGAAGTTTTGGAAACAGATTAATGGCAGACAGTAAAGACATAAAGATAATTCAGGCACAGCCGGGCGGTCAAGAGGCTTTCGTTAGATGTAACACTGATATTGCTATCTTTGGCGGTACGCTCGGTGGCGGTAAGTCTTTTGGTGCTATTTTGGCAAACGCCGAACCTTCACTCGATTCTAAATATCGTGCAATCTTCTTTCGTAAGACGCTTAAGGAATTAAAGGGCGCAGGCTCAATTACTGACGATTTTAAAGAAGCATACGGTGAATCAATTACAATTAAGATGTCAGAGAATCCCCGTATCACTTTCAAAAATACGGGAGCTTTTATTGATTGCCACCAACTTCAGGATGAAACGCCGGCTAAAATCATTGAAACATATAAAGGTGCTCAGATTGACGCTGCTTTCTTTGAAGAGTTAACCGGGTATGAGTTCTTTACATGGAACTATATTGCTTCTCGCGTCCGTGGTAAGTCAGGATGGGCGGGTAAGGTAAGAGCAACTACTAACCCCTCAAAATCTCACTGGGTACGAAAGTTGCTTGATTGGTACATCGGCTCTGATGGTTTGGTTGTTCCCGAACGCAGTGGCGTAGTCAGATATGTTTATCTCGATGGTGAGACCGTTGATGATTATGTTTGGGGAGATACAAAAGAAGAGGTCTATCGTAAATGCAAACCGAGCATTGATAGAAAACTCGCTAAAATGAATGGAGTTGCCACATACGAGAACTTCATTAAGTCCTTTACATTCATTCTTGGTAATCTATCAGAGAATACCGCCCTTCTTAAAAACAACCCTGACTACGTTGGTAATGTTTCAGGTAAGATTGGCGAAGCACTTCTGCTTGGTAGTTGGGATGCAGACTTACAAACCTTAGAAGAGGATTTAATCAAGGCGACAACCGCTCGTCAGGTGGTCGACAATGACGAGCAGCGCAATGGCGTAAAATACGTCGTAGCCGACCTTGCTACCACGGGCAAAGATAATACCGTAATCCTCGTGTTTGATGGTTTCCATCTGATGGATTATAAAATTATTGAAGTATCTACGGGTAAGAACAACGCCGATTGGATGCTTCATATGGCTGCTAAACACAATATTCCAAATAGCCATATTATTTGGGATGGTACTAACGGCCAATACATCTCTGACTACATTCCCGAAGGCAAACCATTTATATCAGGTTACGCTTCTCGCGGTAAATATCGCAGGGAGTTTGATAGACGAAAAGCAGAGTGTTATATGCGTTTGGCTATGGCTATCAATGACAGGCGTTTTTCCATTGACCCGAAGATTGCCGATAGCGTTTATCCCCACCAAAAGAAGAAAGGATTAACAATCCTATCGGAGTTTGTCGATGAGTGTAGCGCAGTCTATTTCATGGAAATGCCTGATGGTCGAAAGCGTCTACCGACAAAGAAGGAGATGAATAAGAATCTTGGCGATGATAGGTCTATGGACTTACTCGACCCTTGTATGATGCTTATGTCGGCTTACGACCAATGCGAGTACGGTCAGGAGTTAGAATATTACTCTCGTCTAAATCGCCCCATAGATTACGAAAATGACCGCACAGTGGCTGATATTTACGATGATACTTTTTGGTGTTAGATATGAAACAGATTAAGATAGAAAATATAATCGACGACGCTAAGAAATACGGACACGAAGCAACAATTCGCGACGTGGCCTATTCGCTGTTACGTTCGGTACTTGACAACGACCTAATGTGTTACTCCGTAGTGTTCGGTACGCCTCAAAAGGATAATGATATTGAGTGCTACGAGAGAATGGAAAAGGTTAAGTTCTTGATTAAGCACTTTAGTAAACTGCTTGAGCCTGAACAAGTACAGC